CTTGACCGCAGACGTGCGACGACCCGATGTTCCCGTAATGTGGTACATCTCAGCCTTGCCACTACCGCCGTCTTTGTCGTGCCACATTGTCACAACGTCTCCTGCTGGCAAGTGGCTTTCTACCTCTTGTGCGATTTGTGCGTCGGCGGAGTAGAAGCGAACCCCACCATCTTCCCGAAGGTGTCCGTCGCCCAAAAGAACACCAAGCACATACGGCTCAACGGGCAACGGGTCGCCATAAACGTATTCGACAGGCTCGATAAGGGGAAGGTGGAAGCGACGGCCGTTTCCGTGCTTTTCGATGTTTGCCAAAAGGTCTTGCGTCTTGCGAACCTTGTAGTTGGGGAGCAGGGGGTGTGCGTCGTTGATGTTTTCACTATTACGCCATTTGCTATTAGTGACCACCCAGTTGTGTTCTGCGTCTGCAAGTGTTGAGCGTCCATCTGCCGTGGTGACACGGTAGACAGGGCGAACGCCCTTCGGGAATACGCCCGTGACGTGTGAGGGCAATCCAAGTGGGTCTACGACGACATCACCAACGGCAATGTCACCCATGCGCTTCCAACCACTAGGCGTAAGAACTTTTGCGTCAAGTGGTTGTGCGTTGAACTGACGGGCGCCGCCTGAGTTCAGCAACTTGAAGTCAACGAGTTGCTTGCCCTGTTCGTCGTAAATGGCAGGCAAGATAATGCCTTCGGTTTCGTTGCGCTTTACACCACGAACGATACGTTCCATTGCGCCGAGAGCAGCCTTTTCGCCCGGCGTAGCCCCTTGCGACATCCATTCTGGTGGAACGTAGGCAACGGGCAGACCGGCGAGGTCACGCTCAACACCTACCGCCTCAAACTCTTCAATGCGACGCTTGTAATACCAAGACTTGAAGGCGTTTCGCAGAACCGAGCGACCCTCTGGGTTTCCACGAGCCGTTGTTGTGCGGAACAGCAAGGCTTTCTCAATGGGGATAACGTTCAGGCGACCCGTTGTGGGGTCACGTTGAATCATCGCCTTGATTCCACCACTTTCGTCAAACTGCCACTGCCACAGGGAGTCCTGCGTTCGCATAGCAATTTTGCGCCAGCCAATCTTGTTGTCCTTGAATTTGGAACGCTTTGACGGGTCTTTCTGGTCTGGGCCTTTGCGTTGCTTGTAGACAATCTCAAAATAAGACCAACCGTAAGGTAGAAACGACAGAATGGCAATCATTAGTTCGTGCCAACTGTGGCTCATGTCGTTCATACACTCCTCAACGAACTGGGCGGCTGCCACGTCGTCGTCGTTGGGGGTGTTTCCAGTAGGGTCGTCGTAGGGGTCAATACGCCAGTCGACTTGTAGGATTACTCGCTCAATAGCGAACAGCATCGCCCCGATAATCGGGTCGTTTTCCGACATATCACGGTAAGCGGTTTGGGCTTGCTTACCACGAAGTTGTGGGAGGATATCGTCAATGACGAAACCACCCGTGCGCCAAAGACCTGACGCACCGAGTTCTGAGAAGTTGTCAATCTTTAGTTCTTGCTGGTCGTCAGCCATTGACTATTCCGCCTGTCGCTTTTTACTAGCCCGTCGCTCTACCATACGACTTGCTTCCTCTAGGCTACTACCGCTTTTGAGTAGTTTCACTATTCGCTTTCTTTGGCTGGGCGAGTGTCCGCCCCATACGCCATAGGGTTCCTCAATACCGTATTCCAAACATTCGTAGCGAACTGGACATTCCAAACACATTTTTCGTGGCGCAATCAGGTGATTTCCCCCGTGCGTCTGTTCCTCTGGGAAAAAGGTCTTTAGGTGACTGGCATTTGGAACGTCACGGCAAAGGGCATCTTTTTTCCATTCTGGCCCAGTGAGCGATTTTACTAAAGAGTATTCCAAATACGCCAAATCGGTCGGGTCGTCGCTCATACGAACCCAAATCCCGTATTCGTTGATTTGCTTGTTGTCGTCGTCGGTCACTAAAAATCACCGTCGTAGATAGAGCAAAAAGCAAGGTATTTCAGGGCTTCGGTTTCGGTAAAGCCGACCAAGCGCATGGCGTGATACGCCTCATGGATTTCAGCAAATCCCAGTTGTAGCCGTGTTGCGACATCATCAAGGGCGTTGAGGTTGCCCGTAATGTCCTTATCAAACTCGTCGTCTGGCTGGGGTGTCTGTGGTGGAATGTCGCTCACAGAACAACAGGATACATACAAATGTCATACACAAGTTAGACACCGTTGAAAAGCAAGCACCCCCCACACGAACAGGCTTATGAGGAAGGAAATAAGCCTTACTTACGGCAAACAAGAAAAACCGTAAAGTTCGTATGAGGGGTCTTGCGACGGTTGGTGACCTATTGGTTCACCACCGATTATGCGACGATTAGAAAGGCTCCTCGTCGAAAGTGCGAGGCGCAGACGCACGGTATTCGCCAGAACGGTTGGGGGTGCGCTTATTCACGTCGCCCTTCGTGTACTGGTTTCCACCAAAGTTGTCGTTGCGCTCGTTCTTGGCGACCTGAACGGTTGCCCACTTCACGCTTGCGCCGATTTCGTCCACGACCAATTCCACCTTACGGCGTTCCTTGCCCGTTTCCTTGTCGACCCAACTGCGGTTCTGCAAACGCCCAATGGCGATAATGCGCTGACCCTTTACGAACGAGGTCGCAAAGTTTTCAGCCTGTTCCTTGAACGTTACGCAGTCGTAGAACTCTGGTTCGTCCTGAACCCACTCGCCGTTTTCGCCACGATGCCCCTTATTTACTGCGAGGCTGAACGAAACTACTGCTGTTCCCGTGTCGGCAAAGTGAACTTCGGGGTCACGGGTGAGGTTTCCAATAATGGTTACTGCTGTTGACATTAGGTTTCCTAACTATCAGTTATGCCCCCACTTTGAGGGCTACCCACGAGTTTAGCAGGCGGCGAGGTGCTGATGCAAGACTTTAGAGGGAACTCTCTTGACCAAGTAAGGCACGGGCGACCTTGATGGTTCCAATGGATTTCGCCACTGCCCGACCCTTGTTTTGTGCCAACTGCTGACGAACCTCTGTCTTTGGCAGGTCAGTCATTTCACAAATCCAGTCCACTGCTTCGTGGAGCATTTGTAGGCGCAGGTTATCCAGCACGCAGGCGGAACGCAGACCCTCTTCTAAGGCTATGAGCCTTACGTCGTTTTCTGATAATGGTGATTCCATGTCGCCCAACTTTGGTTGTTGGTTTCAGGCTAACACCTAAATTGAAATCGCCGTTAGACGAACGTAGGTTGCTATACGACGTTTCGGTGAGAGGCGGCAAGAGTGCGCAGAGACTCTAGGTTCGCCTTTGCTGATGAGATTGCCTCACGCAACGTTGAGAGGTTGTTCTTGGCGAGCAAAGCCTTGCGACGTAGTTCCGCCGTGCTGACGGTTGCCGTGTCGTCTACGGCAGGGATAGTGACCTTTACGCCGTTCTCTGTGGCTTCGTAGCGAGTGGTCAGACGTTGGCGAGCGTAGGCGACCTCAAAATCAACCTCTGCGTTTGCTGATACAACGCCAGCCTCACGGATTTCGTCGGTCAGACGTTCTAGGTGGTCTTGATACCACTCAATCTTGGCGGATACTTCGTCAGGTGTAAGCATTTGTTCCCTCAATGACTAAACGGTGCTAGTGACTACTAACTCTAGCCACTAACACCGTTCCGGTCAAGTTTTTTTGGGCTGATTTATGCCACCCGAAGGCGACGTGCGCAGGTCGGCCCCAGACCACGAGCCACCGATACTGGCACGGTCAGGCGACGCAAGCAAGCAAGGCAGTTGCCCGACGAAATGGCGTGTGCTTCAGCAAGGTTGAGAAACTGCTCACGAGCCTCGTCCAGCGAGCCGGTCAGTAGGAACTGTGCGCCAGCAATGGTGCGCTCTGATACCTGTGCGCTACCCCACTTCTTGATGCCCTGTGAGGTGACGAAACCAAAGTTCTTGTATGAGAACTCGTTGTCCGTGCCACTAAGAACACCAATAACGGTCTTACCGCCAGACCACGACGGCTTATCAACACGCAAGGTAATCCAGCCGCCCATGCCGTCGGTGACGGTGTAGATACCGTCTGGCACGACACGGGTAGGTGCGGTGTTCGCAACGACCTGTGAGTTTTGCGCCCGACCAGAGCCGACCTTACGAGGCTGTGCGAGCAAATCTGAGATAAGTTCGCTGGCTTCGCTCTTGGTGGCGACCTGTGCGACACGCTCTGCGAGCGCAACGGTCATAACACGCTCATTAGCGAGCGAGGTGATGAAGCGTGATTGCTTCTCTGTTACCGCTGGGGTGATAATTGCAGTCATTTGGTTTCCTCTCTTATCCGTTATCTGATACATAACCATACTACCGTATGGGTGTTACATAAGTCAAGTATTAGTCTCAATAATCGTAATCAGGTTCGGGTGGGTCGCAATCTTCGGTGTGGTACTCGACATCAACCTTCTCGCCCGTCTCTGGGCAAGTAAAGTAGAAGGTTCCGTCCCGCCTCGACCAGTAGGCTCCGCCGATTTCGGTGTACACGGCATAGCCCTCTTGGTCGTCGTGTTCGTCCTCGCACGAGGGGCAGTTGTAAACGGTGTGTTCCGTGTTGATTTCTTGCTCGTTGAATTCTGGTGGGTCAATTGGTGGTTCGTATCTCATTAGTTCTCCTCTTGTGGTCGGTATTCAGCGCAGTCGCTCACGGGGTTTCCTACTTCGTCACGGTAGAAATGAGCGCATTCGCCGTTGCAGTTTCCGAGTTCGTAGTCAGCCTCGCCCTGTGGGTGAAAGTTGATATTGAACAAGTGTTCCTCAAAGGTGCATCCGCAGACGCACGATGGGTAGGTGACGGTGGTGATGTTCATTATTGGTTGACCGCCGTTCCGTAGTAGTTGCCAAAGTTGTCGGCTTCGGGAATGAACCAGCCGTAGGTGCGCTCGTCGCCCTCAATCATGGAACGGTCGTGCTTGTTGTAGCCGAACACGAACTTCTTGCCGCTGGCTCGCTCAATCATGCGACGGTAGCGAGCGTTGCGATACTCAGCCTTGCTGAGTTCTGACTTAGCCTGTGCGAGTTCTGCTCGCAACTGCTTCTTGGTGGTGAACATTTGGTTTCCTCTCTAATCGGTTATTTGCTACTCAACTACCCTACACTATGGGTGATACACAATGCAAGTCATTCAACAATAAACTTTCGGCAAGCATTTTTGTTTGCCATACGCTTCTTATTTGGTATGCGTGTTGCCACGCCACCCTTCCACATCACCTGTGAGCCACCGTTAGCAAAGTGCGCCTCACGGCGTAATCCACGAACACCAGCCATTGTGTCTTGTAGCGTCTGCTTTTTTGCCATACATCTATTATGCGCTACCACAATAGATAAGTCAAGTTTATTTATTTTAGGTGATGACTTGCATTGGTCACAGCCACGCTGTATGGTGGTTAGGTAAGGTTTTATGAACTGATGAAAGGAAACCAAATGCGTAGCGACTACTACTACGACAACGACAACTACTTTGAGATGATTCAGGACGCTCGTGCTGATGCCGCACAAGAGCAACACGATAAGGACTACAAAGAAGCACAGTGGTCGTTCTTGGAATACAACTTTGTTGAGATGCTGTCCGAGTATGCCGAACTACAGGCGTTGCCGTTCGCCATTGAGGGCGCAACATTTGAACAGGTGAAGGCTCACGAACCATTTACAAAGTGGGTCTTTGAGAAATACGCTGACGACATTGAGGAATACCTGAACGAGTCATACGCCGCTGAGGCGGAAACCGATTACCTGCGAGCGAACTGGCACAACTGGTAATCGTGCCGACTTGCGCACGTCACACCCATTTGCTAAAGTGTTATCAACTGATAGGGAGTAAGAAATGATTGTTTGGATAGACACAGAGACAACAGGGCTTGACCCTCACGCTGGCTCGCTCTTGGAAATCGCCGTCGTGGTGACTGACGACAACTTCAATGAGTTGGGCGCATACAGCACGAACGTTCTGGGTGCTGACCTCGCCAACCTTGACGAGTTCATCGTTGGTATGCACACCAAGTCGGGCTTGCTTGACGAACTGAACGAGGGCAACGGACAGACCCTCGAAGATGTGAAGTCAGACCTGCTGGTGTGGCTGGAACAGTTTGGCGACCTTAGCCGTGCGCCTCTAGGTGGCTCGTCGGTTCACTTTGACCGTGCGTGGCTTCAGGTTCACCTGCCCGAAGTGATTGGCTTGCTCTCGCACCGCCACGTTGATGCCTCGTCGTTCAGCATTGTCGCTAAGAGTGCTTGCCCAAAGGTCTA